TGTTGCTTTAGTTGCAACTGCGGTTACTTTTACAACATGATAACCAACAGTAGCATTGCTTGTTAAAGCAGCTCCACCACCAGCTTCAGAAGTTACAGGTATCTTAACTATTTGGCCAGGAAGGAAAAATTCTGGCGCTGTTCCTGCAACTCCGACATCAATTTTTGATGAACCTGTTTGTCCTTGAACATTGCTAATATTTCCATCTGACTTATAGTCAGTTACCATGTATACTCTAACTGTTTGACCAGCCGCTGAAGCAGCTGCGTTTGCGTCATGCTGAAACAATTCAGCATCAGCATAATTTGGGGTTCCATTTCTACTATGCCCCATGACATAAGCATATCGCTTATGGTAAGATGGTCTACGTTCTGTGAATTTAAACTGAGGGTCATCGGTAGGTTTTTTATTTACCTTAGACACCAAGCGAAAAAACGGGTCTTGTGCAATCGCTAATTCGGATACTTTGTCGCCAAAGTTATACCGCCTCCGCAGGTCACCAGTACTCAGATTATCATCGAGTCCAGCGCTATTCTCAGTTAAACCAGTAACTCCACCAACTTGTAAAAGGTCACTTGCCATTTTAGGCTCCTATTCTTTATTTACTGATTATGCAACAGGAGACCAAAACTAATGTTTTAGAATCCTAGTGCTTTTTCTAATTTGTTTTCAGCACCTAGAATAGCATCAAAAACCATATCATCGTGAGATTTTTCTTGTTCTGGTGAACTACCAGCGGACGCTAATGAAGCAGGTTTTTGTTGAACCCTTTTCATTTGATTGGTTACTTCTTGATTTGCATTACGAGCAATAGTTTGCTCTCTTTTACCTTTATTCATTAGATAAAATATATCATCTAACTCTAAAGTTTTATTTTTTGCAAATTCAACAAATTTAGACCATTGTCCGTCATCCAAATTATGCTTTTGTTTAAATTCAATTTCTTTTGCAAGTCTTGTATTCTCTTGTTTTTGATGAGACATAGTTTCATTTAATCTTTTTTGAACTACACCATCAATTGTTGCTGACAATACTCTTGCAGAATCTGAATCTGAATTTGACATAGCTTCATCTGGGTCAAACACAAAATCTTCACCTAATTTTAGTTTTTCTTTCATCGAACTAGGCGCTTCTCCACCACCCTCAAAATAACCTCTCACATGAGAAATTAAATTAGGGTCTTCTTTCATAGCATCGAGTATTGGCATATATGGTTCTATCTCCTTTAATTGCTTACTAAGCTTTTTAGCTTCTCTGCTAGAATCACTATACCGTTTTTGCAGATTTCCAATATCCGTATCTTGACCTTCTACAGGGCTCATGTCAGTAGGTTCAGATTGTACATCTTGATTATCCAACTGATTAGAGGTTGTCTGAGGTTGATTGGTCATTTGTGGTTCATTATCATAGATTGAACCATTCACTTGGTTGTCTAAAGCCTCGAAAAACTTATCGACATCCATTTCTTCGTTAGAAGAACTTTCTGGGGCTCCCGAAAGAGCGTTACTTACTTGTTCTTGACTATTCATTTTACTATCCTTTTAGTTTAAGTAAATTTATTTCTGTTTAGCAGAATCTTCAAAGTCTTTTTTTTGCTTATCTTTTTGTTCTTTTGCATCATCTTTTACTTCTTTTCGCAAATCTCTACGTATTAAATCAAACTCTGCTCTCATCATATTTTGTAATAATTTTTGTTCTGCATCTGTTTTTTGTAATGTATCTTTAATTTTTAATCCACCCTCTTGAACTTTCATTCTAATTCCAGACTGTACTAATTGTCGTTCTAATGTTTCTATTGTACCATCTTTATCTTTCATCTGTTCAGACAATCCTTGTATTTGTGATTGCAATTGAGAATACATACTTTTTCGTTCTATTAATTGCTTTTTGTTTCTAATGTCTGTTTCTGCTATCATAGCTACATCATCAATTAGTCCAGATTGGAACCACCTAAAGTATTCTTCAAGTAATGCCCACCTATTTAATGGTAACGTTGCACCTGCTATAATTCTTACATCAAAGTTTGCAGATTCATAATCCATCCATCTTCCTATTACACTACCATAATCATTGTATATAGGAATATTAATTCTTACTTCTGAATCTTCACTTGTTTTTTGTCCTGCTTCAGGCTGTACTATTCTAAATACTTTATCAATAGTATAATGACGTTGTGCTACTTGTTGAAATACTTTACCAAGATGTTCTAATGCTGGTTCTACAATTGTAGACATCCAAGACTTTAATCTTCTAGTTCCAAATTCATCATTTGCTAATAACCCTCTATAAGTTTCTGCTTGGTCAGAGGTAAATCCCATCATAGCAGAAGGTACACCAGATATATATTCTGCATCTGCTTTACCTTGTTGAGTTATAGTGTAAAATGCATTATTAATAGGTGCTGGTTGTATAGGTGTTGGAGCATTAAATCCTTGCCTATATTTTAATAGTGCGCCAGGTGATGAAGAATACTGCTCCCATTCTGACTCATCTACAGAACCTTCTTCATACATCCATCTAAGATTAGATGCTAGGTTTGCATTATGAATCATTATTTGATGAGCTTTATTAATCTCTTGTTGTTTACCAATTAAAGGCATTACTGCTGACATTGGGTAGGGTGTACCTGTGTAGAGGTATGGGATAGGGATTATAGGGTATTCATTAATTGGTAATTCATATTCATAGAGAAATACATCATCACCGACGCTACAACATAACATAATTCTTGTTTCAAAAAACTTTACATAATCAACAACTGTTTCTGCAAATTCTTCTGCTTTCATAGAGTTTACAAAATCAGATTCTCTCATAACCATTTGTTTTACTTTACTAACTTCTTCTTGAGCTTGAGAAACTAGTTGCTGTCTTTTCATTTCTACTTGTTGCTGTGCTTGTTGTTCAGCTTTTTGTTTTTCTAAAACAGCTCTGTCTTGTATAATATTTCCATTTTGAAATTCCATATCAATATTCATTATTGTTTCTTTTAATGAAACATCTATTTCTGCTTCAAATTCTTGAACTTGCACTTCTATTGCAGATTTCATTTGTTCTAAAACAGAATCTTCTGGAGGTATATTTACAAATACGTTTACAAAAGGAATTTTAACTTTAGAATATTTTTCGTAATAACCAATAATCTGGTCTTCTTCACCACTTTGAGAATAAGTGTTGCTAATATCTTCTGGTTGTATAACTTTAGATGTTTCTATATCTCTTTGCGAATAAACTCCATCAAAATCAGAATGACTTGTTACTTTATTTATTTTACTAGAATGTTCTGGAAATAATGTTTTTAATTGAGACTTTGACATATTCTTTTTTATAATTATAAAACCAGCATCTCTAAATAAAAAATCTCTACTTGCTGGGTCAACAAATACATCATAAGGGTCTATTCTGCTATAAGTTACCTCACCTTTCCCATTGTCTTTATTTTGGTCAACATCTATTAAAAAATATCCAACACCTTTTACAAGAGAATCAAGTATAACTTGACCATACACAGAATTACCATTAGATAAGTTCCAACAATAATCTGCAATATCTGAATGGACTTGCGCAATATCTGTATCGTCACCAGTAACTCCTACAGCTCTCCATCTAGGATTATTAGCAGTTACAAAATATTTCATAATTTCGATTATAGGAAGTATCCTATTAATCGTAAAAGTAGGCATTCCTGCTTCTTCTAAAGAATCTTGCTCTATTTCTGTTAGTTGTTCATCAAGATAAAAATCATATCCTTTTTGACTTTTAGAACGCCATTTACCTCTATCGGTACTATTAGCTCTATCCCATAGTTGTTTGTTTTCATGCGCTTTACTTTTGTTGGTAACTCTTGCCATTACTTTTTATCCATATTTAATTTAATTCTATCTCTTCTTTTTAAATTTTCAAACACCCTATCAGATGACATAGAGTCTGCAATTCGCCTTACATTCATAACAGAACGTTGTGTTTGTTTTCCAAGCAATCCATCAACTGTAATTTTATCAGATGGTCTACCTATAAGTTCTTGTAAAAAATTATATTCACTTTGAAATCTTTGTGTCATTTTATTATCATTAGGATTTTTATTTAAAGAATCTGCCATTTTTAAAAGACTTCTTGTTGTAAAGGCTTTATTTCTATTTACTTCTTGTAAACTCATAAAATTACCACCAATTTCATAAACAGTTGATACAATACCTTTATTGTCAGTTACTTCTTTTGTTTTATATTGTGGTTGCCTAGTTTGCATTTCTTTTTTCTTTCTGAATTTTTTGCAATACTCGTTTACGAGTTTTATTTTCTATTGCAAGTTTTCTACGTTTTCGTTTTCTTTCTTTTGCTTTTTTATTAGGCATTACGATACAACCCAACTTTTAGCTTTACGTTTTACCTTATACCAACCACTTTTATCTTTATTTTGGTTCATATTTGGCGGAAATGAGTACAATTGTGCGTAATAAAGAGTCTCAATCGTGTCATCGTGGTTCATTTTCGGGCCAAAAGTAACAATTTCGTTAATTAAATCAAACATATTTTCTTTTAAAAAGATATTTCCTGTACTAAATCTACCACTTAAACCACTATAAATCTTATTTCTTTTATTTTTTCCGCCTGGTTTTTCTGGAATTACACTAATATTAAATTTATCTTCTATTCGTCTACGTTCATTTAATGCTTGAAATATACTTCTATTCATAGCAACATCTTCTACAGTAGACGATATACAATGATATTTTTCGTGCAATTCTAATATATAATCTACTACACCTTTTTTATTTAGTATGTTTCCATCTAAATCTCGTTGCCCTACTGTTGGTATACTACGATGTCTTTCGTATTCAACAACATACATTTGATTATCTTGGTCTACTGCAATAACCATAATAACAGAAAAGTCAGATGTTTTTGTATCAATATCTGTAGCAGGGTCGCAACCAATAAAAGTATTTACAGGTATAGGGTCTTTATTAATTACAAGATAATTTTGACCATCTTTGTGTTCGTAATAACCTTTCCATTTTTTTATATACTTTCTTCCCCATACTGCTTCTTCTTCATTTTGTACTTCTAGTTCATATTCTTGGTAATACCCATGTATACGACCTGCTTCTGAATATTCTTTTTTAATTCTATCTAGTTTTTTTCTTGGTATATAAGAATTCCATAATACACCTCCAGACATTTCTGGTTGTGTAGATTTGTATGATATTACATTCCAAGTATAATCATCTTTACTTTCAGATTTATCATACCCTTCTAAAATGTTTTGGCAAAGACTATCAAAATGAACAGGTGTTCCAGCAAATATTAATCTACCATCTACATCTAAAGCAGGTTTTACACCATTGTAAACAATATTCTTAATTTTTTCTCTAGCTTCTCTAGTAACTGTATTTGTTTCACTTTCAGTATCATCAAGAGCAACAAGGTCGTATCGTTTACCTAAATAATTTTCTCCACGAACACTAGATAAGTTTGACCTACTTATTAGCTTTGCATTTGTTTTAGTTACAATATCTGTTTCTGTCCATTTGTCTCCAACTACATCACCAAAATAATATTTAATAATGTCGTTAGTTTGTAAATGTTGTTTAATATATTGTAGGTTTAAAATAGACTTGCGATGATTATCAGATACCCAAGCCATAAACATTAAATCATCAGGTTTTTTAAAAAGTATCTTGTGTAATAAAAAAGTTTTAAATAGTTGTGTTTTTCCACTTTGTCGAGGTAATATTAATGCCAAAGACTTTGTAGTGTTCTCTAGCAATGCATCTCCTATCTCATAATGAAATAACGGACTTTCAGATTTACCAAAATCTCCTGATAAAAATAATTTACCAAAAGCTATTAAATCTGTATATGCAACCTGTAAAGCTTTTTCTGCTTCACTTACGTTCTTTTTGTTCAGATTTATCTTTTTCGATTTTATCTGTGATGTACTTTTCAAACTTACCTGATTCTTTTTTCATTTCTAAATATTGTTCAAACAAAATATGAACTTTTCTAACCTCTGTAAACAATGTACGTATAGAATGATGTATGTTGTATATATCATTTAACATGTCTTTACGAGTATTTCTTTTTATTTTATTTCTCATTTTTTTCCTATGTATTCTTTACCATTATATATTGAATGACCATCATATATACCGACTGTATCTATACGAAATCTTTCCTCATCATATTCAACAACTCCAAATCCTTGTTGCCAATTATATCTAGTACCACCGCCAGGTACAATACCATCTATTCTAGCTAATGTTCCCATAGATACTGCTTGATATATTTTTGGTTTTCCATGTGTCCATACAGTTTTATGTGCCATTTCTAATCTGTGTATATGTCCTTGTATAATACTAATACGAGGAGAGTCTAATAACTTCATAACACTTTGACCACTTTTAGCACCTACCTTGTTTCCATGTATGCATACAAGATTATCATTAATATAATATTCACCATGAGGATATTGTCCGACATATTCTACTCCTATTTTATGTAATCCAAGTATATAAGGTACAGAAATTAATGGAGGTACATCTGGTTCGTTTGCTGGTTTAATGCCATAAGCCTGTATTGTGTTTTGTACAATACTATCCATCATACGTTTTTCGTGATTACCTTCTATGTATACCATTTCTTCGCAATATGGTCTTAGCTCATTAATCCAAGATGCAAGATAATCTATACTTGGTTGTGTTGTAAAATAAAATTCTGGTGAACGCACATAATGTGTAGACCAATCAGGTAAATCAAGCATATCGCCTAACATTATAATGCGATTAGGTTTTACTTCCTTAATTATTTTAGTAACAATAGCAATTGCCCTTAAATCATGAAGTGGTTCTAGTTCTCCTGTAGTCATATCTTTTTTATATCCTATTTGAGAATCAGGTAAAATTATATCTAACTTTTTTTCTCTTTTAGGAATGTTGACATTAAACTTTAGTCTTTTAACTTTCGCACCACGAACATGAGGGAAATCTGTTTTTACTGGTTTTTTCCTTACTAGACTAGCTTTTGCTTGATAGTTAGTATGTGTATTCCAAACAATTTTACCATCTATTTCTTGTTTAGCAGATACATCCCATTGGTTTACTTTAAAATTAGTAACCTTCCATACGTCTTCTTTTATTTTAAATTTCTTTAATACACTTTTTAACGTAGGTACTTTTTTGTTTTCTACGTCATCTATATAAATATAGTTCATATCTTCTACATACGAACTTGTATTTACATTAGAATTATTATTGTTTTCGTTATTATCAGAATATTCTCTATTGCACTCGTTACATTTGTATCTTTGTACAAAACCTCTTTTACCATTTTTTTTATATTTATTAGAACCGCAATATTTACAACTCATTATTTCTCCTCGTTTATAGCTTTTAACTCTGGTCTTTTTGCATCTTCTAATTGTTCAGGGCTAAAACCTTGAAACATTCCAATAATACCCATTTCTTTTTGTTTAATTGTATTACCAGTTGTTCCTATTATTTTTCCTATTTCTTTTGTTGATTGCAATACAATATTGTCATCTTCACTATTATCAGATAATAATTTTAATTTACCTAATACATATTCGTGGTCTAGACCCATATTCTTCGCAATATCCATTACAGATTTTTCTATTTCATGCATAACTCTATCCTGTTTTAATAGCACTACAGCTTTCTTTTTAGATTTTATTGTGTCATCAGCATCAAACGCATCCATGTATGATTTGACTATTCCCATACCTACAGCAACATTAGTTGCAAATATTTTTTCTTTATTAGTTATAGATTTACGTTCTTTGACACTTTGTGGATTTGTTCCACTAAACGTATACCTGTTTGGATGTTTGGTAAAATCAGTATCCATTTCTGATGTTTTATTAACTATAAATGTTCCTACTATTGTACGAACCCATCCATTAGCAAACTTATAGTTTTTTCTATCGTTATGATGTTTAATATTAGTAGAAACTTTTAGCAGTTGTACAATCTTACCATCATCTGCATATACCCAATCTCCTTCTTTTGCAATTTTCCAATCCTTTTGCACTTTAGTGTTTGGATTGTGTACCCTAAATTCTTCTATACTGTCATAAACGTAATGTTTTTTATTCCGTATTGTTTGGTAATCCATCTTCCAATTGTGTTTTTAAAGAAACAGTTTTCTCGAAGAGTCTTTCTATTAAATCATTAACAGCTGAGGGAATATAATATACTTGTCCGTCTATGTCTATAGGAGTGTAAATGTCTTTAGATATACGTTTTAATATATATTTTTGTTCTTCAGCAGAAAGATTTAATAATTCTGTCATAGCAATAGCCATATTGAAATCTAACCTATAACCCAATTTATTACAAATAATTTATCAGCGCAAAAAACAGTCATGTAATACCCTTTTTTATAAAAAAAATAACTCTGTATTTTATCTGACCTAAAAGTCAAAAGTCAAGTCTTATTTTAAAATGACCAAGTGTTTTCTAAAAAAAATGGAGATAAATGTCGCAGGGTGTTTTTTACATATATACCCCCTATAAGGGGGTAACACTAAATTAAAAATTTAGTTATGATTTAATTTTTATAAATTATTTTATGATTAATTATTAATAAAACAACATAAGAAAGGATATGAAACTATGACTACCATAGAAGAAGTATACCAAGAGTTTGTAACTGAAATGAAGTCTATCATCAAAGAGTATAGAGCTAAGCATAGAGCAGCTCCAATGAAGCGTGGATGGAACAGAACGTTTGGCACATCTATACCTAACAAGAATGATGTTCTACGTGAGCGTGATGCTGACCTTAAACAGCTTAATGCAGACTGTGAATTACTAACAAAGAAAACATTAGTTACATTTGCAGAAGACCAAGAGTACGTATCTAACGTTAACGTAGTAGAGTAAGGATTTACTACCAACAGACCTAAGCAAGTCTATTAAAACTGCTTATTTTACTATTACAACTTGTCCTTGTGCTGTTATATAGCATATATATCTTTATATTAATGTCATACTTACTATACTATATATATATGTTTTTTAATAGCACTTGGGCATAAACTTTATATATTATTGTAATGATGTCTGATTTGGTCTGGCAATAGTTTATTCTATTGTGACAAAGGCGTATTACCATCAGGTTATTACATTTGTGATTTTGTTTGAGAAGCCGTAGACATGCTTTTAAGGGTACTTAAGTGTATTCGTATTGTTAGTCATGTAGTGGAGTTAGGTAGGTGTACTGCAGTGCAAGTCCTAATAAATC